AACTGACAAGGGTTATAAAAGAACTTCTAAGTTTAAAAAACCCTAATGAAAAGCGTTTACAACTTTGTTGTAACGCCAAAAGGAGAAAGATATAACAATAAAAAGAAAGTCGGTGATTCAGAGTTAATTTTAAATACTGAAATTTTTAATCATCAATTTGTTAATAGAACAGCTATTGTTAAATCAATCCCTATAATTGGTGATACAAATATACAACCAGGAGACGAAGTTATAGTACATCATAATGTATTTCGTAGATGGCACAATGTTAAAGGTATAGAAAAAAATAGTAGGGCTTATTTTAACGAAAGCACTTATTTAATAAATCAAGATCAAATCTTTTTATATAAAAGAAATGATATATGGAAAGCTCCAAAAGGTTATTGTTTTGTAAAACCTTTAAAAGCAATAGATCAATTTAACGTTGAATCTGAAAAACCATTACAAGGTATCGTCAAGTATTCAGATGGTACGGTAGAGGTTGATGAGCTAGTTGGTTTTAGACCAAGTAGTGAGTATGAGTTTATTGTTGATGGCAATAGACTATATCGAGTTTTATCTAATTTTATTACAATCAAATATGAATATCAAGGAGACGAAGAAGAATATAATCCAAGCTGGGCAGAAGGCAGTTGAAGAACTGATTAAAGTCGCTAAAGAACCGATTGTTGATTCAGATGACGATATATCAGCAGACAGATTGAAAAACGCTGCAGCTACCAAAAAATTAGCTATATTTGACGCATTCGAAATACTTAACAGAATTCAAGAAGAAGAAAACCTTTTGGAAGGTAAAACGCCTGAAGAAAAGAAAGAGAGAGTTTTTAAAGGATTTGCAGAAGGAAGATCTAAGTAATGTACGAACAAACTTTATATAAAATAATCGACCCTATAAAAAAGACTACAATAAGTAGACTTAATAAAGGTAAAAAATGGAAATATGGATACAATAAAGAGCATGATATCGTTGTTATCTCAAAAACTGGTAAAATTGGAGAAGTCTATGAAATCCAAAATCTGCGAATTGGCTTGCCGTTGGAACCAATGCAAGTGCAGCTGCGGAAAGAAGACAAATGGATAAAACAAGAGTACCCTAAAGAATTAAAAAATATTAAAAATATTTTTGATTGGAGAGGTTACCCAGAGGAAAGTAAAGATCAGTGGTTTGATTATATAGACGAAGAGTTTAAAAGAAGAGACGAAGGGTTCTGGTTTACAAACAATGGTAATGCAACATATATAACTGGAACACACTATATGTATCTTCAGTGGAGTAAAATAGATGTAGGTGCTCCAGATTTTAGAGAAGCAAATAGATTATTCTTTTTATTTTGGGAAGCTTGTAAAGCTGATAAAAGATGTTATGGGATGTGCTATCTAAAAAATAGACGTTCTGGGTTTTCCTTTATGTCATCTGCAGAAACAGTTAATTTAGCCACTCTTGCAAGTGATAGTAGATATGGTATACTCTCTAAAACAGGTGCTGATGCAAAGAAAATGTTTACAGATAAAGTCGTTCCTATATCGATTAATTATCCTTTCTTTTTTAAACCTATCCAAGATGGTATGGATCGCCCAAAATCCGAATTGGCTTATAGAGTTCCTGCTAGTAAGTTTACAAGAAAGAAAATCACGGCGAATGAAAAGTTAGAAGATATACAAGGGTTAGATACAACTATTGATTGGAAAAATACAGGTGATAATAGCTATGATGGTGAAAAATTAAACTTACTAGTACATGATGAAAGTGGTAAGTGGGAAAGACCTGATAATATATTAAACAACTGGAGAGTTACAAAAACATGCTTACGATTAGGTAGTAGAATAGTAGGTAAATGCATGATGGGTTCGACGTCAAACGCTTTAGATAAAGGGGGCGATAACTTTAAAAAATTATACAATGCATCAGATGTCACTAAGCGAAATAGAAATGGTCAAACAAAATCTGGTTTATACTCTTTGTTTGTCCCAATGGAGTGGAACTACGAAGGATTTATTGACGAGCACGGAATTCCAGTATTCACTACTCCTGACACAGATGTGCTTGCCCCAGACGGTGAACTAATAGATGTAGGTGTAATAGATAGCTGGCAAAACGAAGCTGATGGTTTAAAAGATGATCAAGACGCTTTAAACGAATTTTATCGACAATTTCCAAGAACAACGGAGCATGCTTTCCGTGACGAAACAAAAAATAGTATATTTAATTTAGTTAAAATATACGAGCAAATAGATTATAACGAAGAGATGTCTAGAACCTTAGGAATTACACAAGGTAATTTCCAATGGGTGAATGGAATTAAAGATTCTCAAGTTATATTTTACCCAGATCCAAAAGGTAGATTTAAAGTTAGTTGGGTTCCACCTTCTGGAATACAGAATAGAGTGGTACTTAAAAATGGTATTAAATATCCTGGTAATGAACACATGGGAGCATTTGGTTGTGACTCTTATGATATATCAGGGACTGTAGATGGAGAAGGATCAAAAGGAGCTTTACACGGCTTAACCAGGTTTAGTATGGAGGACGCTCCTGCGAACAGTTTCTTTTTAGAATACTTGTCAAGACCACCTACGGCTGAAATATTTTTTGAAGACGTCTTAATGGCGTTGGTATTTTATGGTATGCCAATACTTGCAGAGAACAATAAACCTAGACTATTGTACTATTTAAGAAGAAGAGGATATAGAGGGTTTAGTATGAATAGACCTGATAAAATATGGAATAAACTATCTGTAGCAGAAAAAGAAGTTGGTGGTATACCAAACTCGAGCGAAGACATAAAACAAGCTCACGCAGCTGCAATTGAGATGTACATACAAGATCACGTGGGCATGAAGCAGGATGGAACCTTTGGTGATTTATACTTTAATGATTTATTAAATGATTGGAGTAGATTTGACATCACAAAAAGAACAAAGCATGATGCGTCAATAAGTTCTGGTTTAGCTATAATGGCAAACAATAGACACTTATACGCTCCAAACGCTAAGGTTGAAAAACCTAAATTAAACATAAACGTTTCTAAGTATAGTAATACTGGAACTAATTCACAAATAATCAAATAATAAATATGGCAGAGTCTGGCATTAAAAGTTATTTCCCGAGTCAAGCAGTGAGCGATGCTGAAAAATTAAGCTATGAATATGGTTTAAAGGTTGGTAAGGCAATAGAGACAGAGTGGTTCAACAATGATAGAAGTATTAATAAATATAAGTCTACTCAAAATAATTTTCATAATTTAAGATTGTATGCTAGAGGTGAGCAGTCTATTCAAAAGTATAAGGATGAGTTATCTATAAACGGTGATTTGTCCTATTTAAATTTAGACTGGAAACCAGTTCCTATTATTTCTAAATTTGTAGATATAGTTGTCAATGGTATTGCAGAAAGAACGTATGATATAAAAGCTTTTTCTCAATCACCTAATGGTGTAGAAAAAAGAACAAAGTATATGGAGTCGATATTAAATGATATGGAGTATAAAGCATTTGATAACTTCGCTGCTCAAAATTTTGGTGTTAATACAAAAGAAAGCGATCAAGAAGAATTACCAGAAACTACAGAAGAACTACAACTTCACATGCAAATGACCTACAAACAAGCGGTTGAGTTAGCTGAAGAGCAGGCATTAAGTGTTTTATTTGAAGGTAATAATTACGAGTTAACAAAGAAAAGGTTTTATTACGACCTAACAGTTTTAGGTATTGGTGCTGTAAAAACTTCTTTCAACACCTCAGAAGGAGTTGTTATAGATTATGTTGATCCTGCTAATTTAGTTTATTCTTATACTGACTCTCCTTATTTTGATGATATATATTATGTTGGAGAAGTTAAGTCAATTCCAGTGAATGAATTAGCTAAACAATTTCCTCATTTAACAGAAAGCGATCTTGAGGATATAATAAAAAATAAGTCTTTTAATAGAAATAATAATACTACTAGATTTTCTATAGACAAAGAAGACAACAATACTATTCAAGTTTTATATTTTAATTACAAAACCTATATGAACGAGGTTTATAAAATGAAAGAAACTGGAACGGGTGCTGATAAAATTATACCTAAAGATGATTCTTTTAACCCACCTGAAAACATGGAAGGCGGTTTTTCTAGAATTTTAAGATCTATAGAGTGTTTGTACGAAGGCGCTATGATTCTTGGTACAAACAAGTTACTCAAATGGGAAATGTCAAAAAATATGATGCGCCCTAAAAGTGATTTTACTAAAGTGAAAATGAATTACGCTATTGTTGCCCCTAGAATGTATGACGGTAAAATAGATTCGCTAGTAAAAAGAATTACTGGTTTTGCTGATATGATTCAATTAACGCACCTTAAACTTCAACAAGTATTATCAAGAATGGTGCCAGATGGTGTTTACTTAGATGCCGATGGATTAGCTGAGGTTGATTTAGGTAATGGAACTAATTATAATCCTCAAGAAGCTTTAAACATGTTCTTTCAAACTGGTTCTGTAATTGGTAGGTCATTTACAAGTGAAGGTGATATGAATCCTGGTAAAGTGCCAATTCAAGAAATAACATCAGGATCTGGTGGTAATAAAATGCAAGCACTTATAGGTAATTATAATTATTATCTACAAATGATAAGAGACGTAACTGGACTTAACGAGGCTAGAGATGGTAGTGTGCCAGATAAAAATGCTTTAGTTGGGATACAAAAAATGGCAGCTGCAAATTCAAATACAGCTACTAGGCACATATTGCAAGCAGGATTATTTTTAACCGCTGAGATAGCAGAGTGTTTATCTCTTAGAATATCTGATGTTATAGAATACTCTCCAACTAAAGACGCTTTTATACAGGCGATTGGCGCTCATAATGTAGCTACATTAGAAGAAATGTCAGAGTTACATTTATATGACTTTGGTATATTTATAGAACTACAACCGGATGAAGAAGAAAAAGCCATGCTTGAAAATAATATTCAAATGGCGTTGCAGCAGCAAAACATAGAGCTTGAAGATGCTATTGATCTTAGAGAAATACGTAATATAAAGCTGGCAAATCAATTATTAAAAATACGTAGAAAAAAGAAACAAGAAAGAGACCGTCAATTGCAATTAGAAAACATACAAGCTCAAACAGAATCTAACACAAAGGCTGCGCAAGCCGCGGCACAAATAGAAGTTCAAAAAAATCAAGCATTAACACAGAGTGAAGTTCAAGTAGAACAAATGAAAGCACAGTTTGATGCTAGTAAAATGCAGCAAGAAGTACAGTTCAAAAAAGAGCTAATGGCTTTAGAGTTTCAATACAACATGCAACTTAAGGGTGTTGAGGTTGATGGAGTAAAGGAAAGAGAAAAACAAAAAGAAGACCGTAAAGACGAAAGAACAAAGATACAAGCTACGCAGCAATCAGAAATGATTGAACAAAGAAATAGTGGAAAACCACCTAAAAACTTTGAATCCGCAGGTAATGATACATTAGGTGGGGGATTTAATTTAGGGGCGTTTGAACCTAGTTAGAATTATTAATTATTATTATATTATATTATGGAAGAAAAAAATGAAAACGTAGTTGAAGAGACTACACAAAAAACAACTGAAAAAGTTGAAGAAACTAAAAAACCAAATATTAATGAAGACGGCGATTACGTTGTTGATTTAAGTAAACCAATAAAAAATGAAACTAAAGAAAACAACGCTGACGACAGCGGAGTGGTTGCAGAGCCTGAAAATGCCGAGCCCACACAAGAACAAAAAGAAGTACAGCCGGAAGCCGAAACACAAGAAACTCCAGTATTAGAAGAAATTACTGAAGAAGAGGTTGAGGAGGTTGAAGAGCAAGTCGAAGAAGCTGTTGCTGAAGCTAAGGCTACCGGAGAACCACTACCAGAAAATATCCAAAAATTAATGGACTTTATGGAGGAGACTGGTGGAGATTTAAGTGATTACGTTAAGCTTAATCAAGATTACTCAAAGTTAGACGATCAAAATTTATTACATGAGTATTATAAGCAAACAAAACCTCATTTAAATAACGAAGAAATTAACTTCCTTATGGAAGATCAATTCTCTTTTGATGAAGAAGTTGACGAAGATAGAGATATAAAAAGAAAAAAATTAGCGTTAAAAGAGCAAGTTGCCAACGCTAAAAGCCACTTAGACGGGCAAAAGTCTAAATACTATGAGGAAATTAAAGCTGGAAGCAAACTCACAACAGAGCAGCAGAAAGCTGTAGATTTTTTTAATAGATACAACAAGGAGTCAGAAGCAACTCAAAAAACAGTTAAAACAAACTCTGACATTTTTACACAGAAAACAAATAATGTTTTCAACGACAAGTTCAAAGGTTTTGAATATAACGTCGGTGATAAAAAATACAGGTTTAATGTAAACAATGCTGAAGAGGTTAAAAATACTCAGAGCGATATAAGCAATTTCACCAAAAAGTTTTTGGAT